AATCTGGCCGGTAATGGTCGGTATCAGTGTCATTGGCAGATCATTCATGTAGGGAGGAATAATACTGTTACGACCAGTGCGGCCGGTGTCGCTCAAGATAGCACCGTCGGGCACCACAGTTGCAAATGTTATTTTGCTCGGTGTGCTAAAATTATTGTTAGGAACCACACTGGATACTGTTGCATATAGATTTAAACTGTCTGTGCCCAGGGTTGGCATGCCAGCAACGTTTGCATGATGACTATCAAAATAATAATTGGGTACCGCAGTAAATTGTAAACTTGCGCCCGGCGCAACATACTGTAAATTACCAGTTACACCTGAGCCAATCTGTAATGTGTTCCCTGTGACAACATTGGCAAGGTATCCCCAGCTGGTTGATGTGCTGTACCCAGTTCTATGGAACACTACATTGCCGCCTAACGCTGTACTGGTACTGTATCGAGGATATTTGCTGTAATAGTAATTACGCATTTCTGTGCTGTCTATGGCCGGAATCACTTGGTTGTATATAGCAGAATAAATGTCGTTGCTGGTTAGAAAACTAAAACTGCTACTGCTGGTAGACGTGTTGGCTGTCAGTATACCATCGTCTCCAAAAATATTTGTTGAGCTGTAGCTACCAGTTGGATCAATGGCATCAAGGTATAAACTCACACCCGAACTTGTGCGATTGATTGCCTTGATCTTTTGAATACTTGTATAATTGGTTTTAGGAAAAATATTGTAGTCTTCGCCAGTGACCATACGATTCTGCGTGTAGTATTGCTGTGGCGCCGACGTTTTGATACTGGTTGAGCTGGGAGCCGCATTGGCATTGGTCACTGTGTATTTTAAACTGGCAGTAACAGTCAATGTTTCTAACGTGTTGTTTTTACTGACATAGGTAAATCCAATTTGTACACTCGCTAGGTCATCTGGACTTATTGCAAATGTTGTTCCGTTGCTGGTGCGATAGTAAAATATAAACGATCCTTGTGGAATGTTGGCAAATGATCCGTCACCGAATACCAAATTCACCTGGTCGTTGTTTAGTGTGTTGACCTGATACAAATTCTTGTCAGTTAGATTGTTAAACACCACGTTGGTTCCTGGCAGCGCCGGAACTGGTTTCCATTTGGTTTGTGGACCACCGTTGACATTCAGACTGTACAGCCACTGGTCCGAATTGGTAATATGGTTTGTGGCAATTGATATAAAATTGTTGGGAATAGCATTGGTAATGTCAAAATTGGTTGCACTCAGTGAGCCCTGTTTAAAAAGTGTAAAGAAGCCGGTGTTGTTGCTGCCATTGCCGTTGTTGTCGTTGCGATAAAGAATGTTAAACTGTCCAGCCTTGGTAGGATCGTCTTGATAAAGATAGCTTTCACCCATGCTGGTAGCACTCACAGCTTCGAAGCTGGTTGGAACTCCCTGGATGGGAACTGAGAATCCTGCAACCGGCAAAGTGTTGGGATTTAGAGAAATACTGTATTCATCAGTCTGAATATTGTTGATCTTTTGACTATTTCCGGGTTTTCCAATATTTTGACTGGTGACCAGGCTGGCATTGATAATGGCTGTAAATTGCTCTAGCCAGTTGTCGTTTGTCAGGTCATTCCAATGTATTGTGGCATTGGACAAGTTGATGCCTGCACTGTCAATTACATTTTCTGTTGTTTTAACTGCATCAAATTTTAACAGTCCCGACGCCGCTGTTGTGCGACTGGGATTGTAACTCAGCATACGTGCCAATTTTAAAATACTGTCACGTCGTTGTGCAGTATCAATAAAGTTTTCGCGGGCATTTAGATCGGTCCGGAAGGCAAGACTTTGTCCCAAGAAAGCAATCATGTCAATCAAAGCTAGATATTCGCTGGATTCTAGGAAGTCGTTGAATGTTTCAGGATAGTAAACCTTGATGTAGTTGATCATACTGTTGCGTAGAGTTTCAAAGTCGTAGCTTGTGAAGTCTGCGTTAGTAAACGATTGGTACACCTTAGTCCAGTCCTGCTGGACTAATAAACTGGTTTGACGTGTGGTTTGTGCCATATTTTATTTGCCTATATTACCTATATCAAGTATTTATCAGGCGGAATAATATGGTCAGTTAATTCGGGGATTAAGAAGTAGTCAGTGTTTGACTGTTTTTGTCAAAGTTTAAAGAAATCATTTCTGATTGATCTGTTGGCACATACGACAGGGTCAGTTGCACAAGCAATCCGGTATCTTGTGCAGTGACAGCAATTTGTCCCACACGCAGTCTTGGATCGTAGCTGACAATTTTTGTGATGTCTTGAGTGATTATATCTTGTGTGCCTTCGTCTAAAGGTTCAAACAGCATATCCCAAATAATAGTGCCAAAGGTGGGTTGCATCAGCTTCTGTCCTTTTTTCAGACTGAAGTAGTTGAGTAAGTCTTGTTTGGCCAGCTCGTAGTCGGTCAAAGTGTATTTCTTTGAGCTGGTACGTGTGCTGAATCCGCGATATGTTATGGCCATATTGTATTTATCGACTCAAAATTGTGATAGCGTAACGTCCGCTGTTGTAGGAGTTTGTGCCGTTGCCCACACCCGAGTAACGCCAGGCATACGCACCGGTACCCGATAGCTGTGTCACAGTTGGCTTTGATCCAATGCCCAAGGTCCAGCCTGTATAAATCATGCCAGCAACAACATCGCCGGCATCGGTATCCTGTATGCTGTTATTTGCTACCAAACCATTGTATAGGTCATATACAGCCTGGTATGCCAAATGTTCCTGTGCGGCGTTGCTGGATAAGAAACTGTACAAACTTGTGATATTGTAATCATTTGAACCAGATTGCCAACAAGTGGCATAGTTTACACAATCTGTTCCGTAGTGCTGATTGGATCCTACAGCAAGCAGTCCAAAATATTCTAATGCTTGTGTGCTAAACTGATATCTTCCCAGTCTATTATCTGTGCCTACTAGAGTATAATCCCAGGCGCTTTTGTCATATGCAATTTGAGCTATTAAATTTTGAACTTCGGCATTGGACAATCTATATATGCTGGATGTGGCCGGCATTGGCACCGGTGCATCTGCACGACCCAGCCAGCTGACCGGCAACGGATTTAGTATTCCTTGTTTACTTGCTTGTTGTGGTCCAATATTTTGTAACATATTATCTTAGAATAAACTTGCCGCGGCTGAGTATCCACCACTGTTTGCGGCCATCTGCGTTATGCCAGCGGCCATTTGTAACTTGCCGTTGCCCATTGCTGTACGATCCCATGGTTCGTGTGTTGGAACAATAGCACAGGTTGAAGTTACTTTTGTGGCTCCAGAAATCCATTGTTTACCAACAACTGATGTGTCAGGTAACATGTTTGGTATTGGCGGAAGACTTGGAACTGGCGGCAATGGCGGTGCGGCCTTGGCACAATTCAATGACAGTACTGATCCATCAATGGCCATTATTCCCATTGCGCCAATTGACATTGCGGCGCCAGCACTTATACTTGTTGCGCCAACTGCGCTCATTTTTAATACAGCACCAGATGACACACTTACTGCACCAATTGCACTTACACTAACTAGACCATTTGCTTTTACTGATGTGGCCAACATTGAACTGGTACTCAATGTGCCAACCGAGTTAATGCTGATACTTGGAATAATACCTGCGGCCGCGGCCAGCTTGTTTGGGCCAGCCACACTATTGATGTTTGGTATTGCATCTATTTTGATATGTGGCGCACACATAGTGATATTGGTGTCACTGTGCATGTTGATTGGGCCACTGCTACGCATATTAAAACCGCCACCGGCAAATATGTTTATAGCACCATTGGGGCTGAACTCTAACCACTGACTGCCACTGGCACTGCCAATGTACAAAACTTGTTCGGTGTCGTTCATTAATATCTGATGTCCGCCACTGGTACGCAATCTAATTAGCTGATCTGTTCCGTCTTTGTCGCCGTCGTCCATGACAAAAGTATGGCCGGCATTTCTGAAAAATACAGCGTCACTGTTGCCTGGTACCTGATCGGTTGGCGTGGCTTTACGTCCTGGTGTGCTGATACCGTACACATTGCTTGGCGCTTCTCGCATACTGCTCGAACTGATAGCGCCGCGCACTTTATCTCTATCCAGTCCTTGTCGAACATACGACGACATGGCACCAGGATGTACGTATCTTGGCGTATTGATCAGTCCGTCGGCAGTAAACGCACCCTCAGACGATATGTTGTATTCGCTAACAGGTGCATTGGTATCGCTTTTGATTATTTCGTCAAATGCACCTATGCCGGTGGGCTTGGTATTTTCTCCTCCACCAATATTACGGCTAATACCAGGTACCATGTGATGGTTTGGGCCATCGTACACACAGGCAAACCAGTATCCGCGTTCTGTGTCCCCGGCAACAAACATAACCAATACCTTGTTGCCAATGTCAGGTGGCACACACCACATGCCGTAACTTTGACCCGATGTTATTGCGCCATCGGGATTGGTTCCTTGATTGGAGCCAAATGTGGTTCCGTAAAAAGGACTTGCATAGCTCACAGTAAGTTGATTTGAATTTCTACCTGCTGTTGGATTCTCCAACGTGCCGCCCAGTTCTGGGATGGTAACAATCAGTTGGCCCATGCGACTGCCTTCGGGGTGTCCTTGTACTATTGCTTCCCACGGCCCTGGGCTTACACTGGAACCAGTTTTTTTACTGTCTGCTGTTG